TCTGTCGCTGAACAAGCCAAAGCCTATACTGAACTAGAGAAGAAGTTCGGCGGTTTTACTGGCGCACCGAAAGATGGCTATGCTGGCCCAGAAGGAATTGAGTCTGACGATGCCCTATTGCAAGAGCTAACTGAGTTTGCTGAGAAGACAGGTATGAGCCAAGAAGCCTTTGGTGATGCGTGGGAATTGCTGTCAGCACAGAGTGAAGCAGTAGAACAAGTTACCCAAGAGCAAGAGATTGCACGACTAGGTGACAATGCTGGAGAGCGTATCAAGAATGTTGAGGGCTATCTAAAGAACAACTTAGATGCCGCTGACTACGATGTGGTTCGTGATCTTGTGACTGATGCCAAGTCTATTGAGTTGGTAGAGTATCTGGTTCGTGCTACTGCACCTACTAAGCTACCTATTGATGGTGGGCAGCACCCTACCGGCATGACCTGGGGTGACATTGAAACTCAGATGTTTATGAAGAACGAGAATGGACAACTACTCCGTAGCATTGATGCTAACCATGAAGCCAAAATCCAGAAGATGATGCAGGAATTTGGTGGCGACAAGGCTCATACCCGAACCTTCGGCGGTTGAGTTTATGGGGTGAAAGGTGTATAATCGGCACACTGGACACCCCTTTCTATTAAGGCCCAGTAAATTTAGGTTGAATGCTGACCAAGTTTACTCGGGTACTCAGCTAAAACCTTGAAAAACTTTTATATTATTTATTACTCTTTTTCGAGGAAATCATTATGAGTAAGGTATTATCATCCGTAGCGGTAACGGAGTTTGACAGTCTTGTTAAACACGCATACCAAAACGCTGGCCTTTTGAAAGGCGCTGTAACTGTACGAAACAATGTAGTAGGTGACACCTACAAATTCCGTAACATGGGTAAGGGTCTAGCTAACCAGAAGTCTACTTCTGATCTAGTAACTCCTATGGATATCACTCACGGCTTCGCAACTGCAACTCTGGAAAACTGGAATGCTCCAGAATACACAGATATGTTTGACGCGCAGACTGTAAACTTTGACGAAAAGCAAGAACTCGCAAGCACTATCGCAAGCTCTTTGGGTCGTCGCTCTGATCAGTTGGTTATTGACGCAATGGCTACTCTTCCTGCTGGTCAGGCTTATGCCGACACTGTAACTACTGCTGCCAATCTTAACACTGCAACAATCATTAAAGCTCAAGTTGCTTTGCGTAAGCAGGGTGTTCCTAACGCTAACCTGTATGCTGTTGTTGAAGCAGGTGGTTTAGGTGGTATGCTTAATGACGACAAGCTTAGTAACTTTGATTACAACAATGTTAAGGCATTGGTAACTGGCGAAGTTGATACTTTTGCTGGCTTTAAGTTTATTGTTATGGAAGATCGTGCCGAAGGTGGTTTGCCTGAAACAGCTAACATCGTTGATTCATTCTTCTTCTCTCAGGACTCTGTTGGCCTTGCTGTTGGCATCGACATGAAGACTGATGTTGATTGGATTGCTGACCGTACCTCTTGGTTGTGTAACGGTATGCTGAAAGCTGGTGCTGTATCACGCGATGCTTCTGGTATCGTTAAAGTTCAATACAACAAAACTGCATAAGGGGAATTATCATGGCTTTTGAACGTAAATTTTTATCCCGCGTAGGCGGTTCAGGCGAAAGTAACGCAATGTGGATTTATGCGTCTACTGAAGCTGTTGCTGATGTATTAGCTGCTAACTTCTTCAACCCTGCTGTTAATGAAATTAGCAAGGGTGATGTAGTTCTTGTAGTTGATCGCGCTGAGCCAGGCCCAGACTTTGCAGACTGCACCATTAGTTTTTGCGTAAGCAATAACGGTGTAGCTGTAGGTATGGCTTCTGGTACTGCAATCGGCAATTCATAAGCAGTAAAACTGAATGGGGCTGCTCCGGTGGCCCCTTTCTTTACATCTAAAGGTTTTTTATGGCTACAAAGCTAGGTTTAATTAATAGCGCTCTTATTCTTATTGGCGATGTGCCACTGACATCTTTAACGAGCGGTACTCGCGCTCAAGTTGTAGCTACAACCTTGTATGACAATATTGTACAAAGCGAACTATCTAAGTTTCGTTGGGGCTTTGCCCGAAGACAAGAAGAGCTTGTTAGAGCTGGCGCTCCAGGAGTAGGAACTTTAAAACCTCTTTTTGATTGGTCGGCTGTTTATAGGCTGCCAACTAATATGGTTTCATTGATTCGACTTTCTCCAAACATTCCTTATCAGGTTTATGCTGAAGAAATTACTTCGCCAGAACCTGCTGGTAATCAAGCGGTATATGTAAATTATGAGGGTGATTTATTTGCCGATTATATTTACAATGTTCCAGAAGTTGATTGGCCTCCATACTTTTCTAAAATGATTGAGTATGCCTTGGCTATGGACTTTGCTCCATCCATTCGTGACAGTGCAAGCTCTATGCAAACACTAGCAAATCAATACTTAAACGCTAGTCGCATGGCTCGTTACACTGACTCACAGCAACATCCCCAAACAGCAATTCAGGATCAGCCATTTATTAACGTGAGGTACTAATGCCTAAGTCACAATTTCAGCAAACCAGCTTTGCCAGTGGTGAGTTGTCACCATTACTTATGGGGCGTACCGATCTTGAACAATACTACAAGGGCGCACAAGATGCCGAAAACGTAGTCATCGTACCTCAAGGTGGGGTTAAGCGCCGTCCTGGAACACAGTTCATAGATACCGTTGTTAAGCCTCTTGTTAGGCAGTCGGCAGTAAATCCTTCTATTGGGTTGTATGACGGTCAGACTGTTGGTGGAAACCCTACTTTAATTAATGACGGCAATGACAGCACTTACTCAATAACTGATGCAAACTTTGTTAATGATGACGAATGGGTAATTGCTACTTATAATTTAGGTGCAAATCCTAGTAGTTTTGAGTTTGTTGATGTTAGGAATGTTACGGTATTGCTAACAACTCCTTCTAATGGTTATGACCGCGCAGGAAACATTTTTATTGAACACTCCAACTCACCTCAGCCTAACAGTTTTACTAGGGTAGGCTCTTTTCGTATTGACAATACTTCCGAAAGAAGTCATCGAGTAAATATTGATGGAATTGTAAAACGATACTGGCGAATTACAACTGACTTTAGAGTTGGCGCTGCTTACCGTCTTCGCATTGGCGAGTTTGCCTTAAAGTCGGAAACTGGCACAACAAATAGAAACGAAGTTAAAACCTTTAATTGGGAGTATGCCGCTGACCAAAATTATCTTTGTGTATTAACTGAAGGTAATTTGCGTTTTTATCGAACCCCACACGCAGGAAGTTCAGACACAACTGTTGTTGCTGATGTTGTTGTTCCTTACGCAGGTGCAGATGTATCGGAGGTAAAAGTTGCTCAAACAGAAGGCGTAATGCTAATGTTTCATGGTGATTACCCTCCTGAAAGAGTAATCTTTAACGGCAATGATAATGCTGATGCCTTTACTTCTGGTGAGGTTCCGTTTGCTAATGTTCCTGAGTGGGACTATGACGATAAATACAGCCCTTTACCAGTTACTCACATTCAAGATGTACAGATCGGCTCAGGTTTTGAAAAAGGTGGAACTTATCAAATTGACGTTCAGGGCGTATTAAGCAAAAATATTACTTTTGCTGGCGACCAAACTACTGACGAGCAAAACTCTACTGCCTTTAACTTGCAAAAGAATTTACAAGATATGCCTGTTTTTAATAATACAGGTGTAACGGTTACAAGAACTGCTACTCGTAAATATAGAATTGAAGTAGCAAATGACTCTGCTGACTTTTTTGAGTTGTTTGCTGGTTTTGCTACAGGTCAAGGCACCGGCTCCAACCGTGATTTAGCATTTGAAATAATTCAGCAAGGCTCTCCAAGACATGAACCTGTATGGAGCGTTAAGCCTGATGTATGGGTAGCAAATAATGCTTACTCTGTTGGCGATTCTGTATTATCAACTTCTGGACTTTGGTATTCTTGCATTGAAGCTGGAACATCAAACAACATAACTCCTTGGAGTGCAGGAACATCTATTACTGTAAACACCAAAAGATCAAATCTTGGTAATGTTTATGTATGCACTGTAGCTGGGGTAACAGGTGCTTTTCCTGGGCCAAGCGGAACTGGAACTGGCATTATTGATAACACTGTTACATGGGATTACGTTAGCATTGATGGGCCAGCAGGAACTGGTGATGAAATTGAAGATGGCAGTGTTACATGGAAATACATTATTCAAAGAGGATACCCTAAGCAGGGTATTTTTTATGAAGGCAGACTATGGTTGGGTGGTGTAAAGCCAAGACAGCAAAGTTTGTTTGCTTCAAGAGCTGGATCATTTTTAGATTTTTACAGCGTTGAAGGTGACGATGACCATGGTATATTTATTACGATTGATTCTCGTGAGCTAACTAATATTGTAGATATTAATCCTGATCGTGGATTGCAGGTATTTACCGCTGGCGCAGAGTTTACACTGACAGGTTTAACGCCATCTACGATTGAGGTAGAGGCGCAAACTCAGCATGGCTCGTTTAATCTAGAAGCAAAGTCTGTTGATGGTGCCACTTTGTTTGTTGATAAGAATGGCAATACTCTTCGGCAATATCTTTATAGCTTTAATGAGGATGCTTATACATCTAATGACCTGTCGGTATTATCTTCTCAGTTAATCAACAATCCAAAAGACATGGCTATCTTGTCAGGCACTACAACTGAAGATGCTAACTGGGTATTTATTATTAATGAAGATGGCACTGCTGCTGTTCTTAACACAATGCGTGATCAAGACATTAATGGATTTACTCGGTGGACTCCTCACGTTGGAATAAGTGGTGGCAACTTTACTAGAGAAAACACGTTGCAATCTTGTTCTGCTGTGGGTGATGATCTTTATCAAGTTGTCTCCAGAACTACAACTCCATCAGGAGGTTCTGTAGATATTGAAAAATGGGATTTTGATTATCTTTTAGAGTCTAGCTACAAAGTTACAGTTACAGCCGCTGTTCCAAATGCAGATGTATTTGTTCCTATAGCTGGAGGCGTAAGATTACAGTCTTATACCGTTGGCGTGGTGGCAGATGGAAATGTTTTGCCTAACAGAGTTGTAACTCAAAGCGGTTCTAATTGGGGGGTAACAATTACTGCCGCAGAGCTTAATGGATTTACCACAAGAGATTTAGAGATTGGCTTGAACTTTCCTGTAAAGGTTAAGGGTATGCCGCTTAATACAAATCCTGGTACTCGTGGTGGGCAGAACACCATGAAGCGCAAAAAGATTACTAACATTAACTTGCGTGTGTACAACAGTGCTGGCATTTACATTGACGGTATTGCTGCTCCTATTCGACAAATAGGTGAAACCCAAGATGATCCATTTACTACCCCATTTACTGCTAGAACTGGTATTATAGAAGATCAAAATGGTGGTAATGGTTGGGATACAGAAGTGGTTCCAGAGATCACAGTACCTGATGCTACACCGTTCCATTTACAAGCCATACAGTATGAGGTTGAGTCTTCGTGAATGATGTTGTAACCCAAGATAGTATTTACCAGTTACAAGAAATAATGAAGGATTTTCCAAAGGCAGATATAGAAATAAGACACCACTTTTCTGATGGAATGTATGCAAGAGAAATGGTAATGCCAGCCGGAAGTATTGTCATAGGTGCTACGCATAAAAGCAAACACCTATACAGCGTTGTATCTGGTGAGTGTGAAGTATCAAGCACCACTGAAAGGGAAAGCATTAAAGCTCCGTACTTGGGCGAAACAATTCCAGGTACTCAACGTGTTATTTATAGCGCAACAGGGTGTACTTGGATTACATTTCATCCTACACACTTAACAGACATTAAAGAAATAGAAGCAGCTCTAGTAGAGCAAGAGGTTAGTTGAATGGCATTTTTCATATCAGGCGCTCTTGGCATAAGTGCAACGGCAGGTGCTTTAATTGGGGCATCTGTAGCAGGAACAGCTATTACTGCCTACGGTCAAATTGAGGCAGGTAAGGCACAAGAGTCAGCACTTAAAACTCAAGCCGAGCAAGAGCGTGTAGCCGCTGAGAGTCGTGAGCTAGAACGTCAGCAGAAGCTCAATGCAGCGCTTGCAGCCAATGCTGTAAGTATGGGTGTGTCAGGTATTAAGGCAGAGGGAACTCCGGCTAGTATCGCCTTAGAGAGCGCAAAAAACGTAGGCTTGAGTGAAGGCATGACAAAACTGTCTGATCGACTTGCTCAGGCACAACTTCGTAGACAAGGTGTTGCCGCTAGAAAAGGAAGTCAATATGCCGCTGCTGGTACACTTTTATCTGCTGCTGGCGATATAGCCCCTTACGCTTAATTACAGGAATTAATAATGGCTCAACAACCTCGACAACAACGAATTGGTGTTTACGGCAAGTTTACTCCTACTACTTTAGATACATCTGAAGCCGACAAGATGCGAGCATTAGCTGGTTTAGGCCAGACTATAGCCGAAACTAGTCTAGCTATAGCAAAGCCTATGGTTGAAGGTGAAAGGGCCAAGCAAGGCGAACAGGCCGTTAAGGAGGGTGCTGGTAAGATAGACCCGCAAACTGGTGAAGTTTTAGAAGCCCCAGAAATGGCTAACTTCAAAATTGGTTCTGCCCAGTACAATCAAGCTGCTCAACAAGCTCTTGCTGAAAAAGGTAGGAATGCTGCTGCTGCCTACGAATCTGCTTTTAGAACTGATACAACTCAAGCTATTGAGCAAGCAAAGATTGATTACAAAGATGATCCAGTTGGCTTTCAGAATTGGAGCAAATCTTTTACAGAGGGGTCGCTAAGTAAAATTAATGACCCTGCAATGAAGGCTCAGGCAAATGAGTACATTGTTAATCGAACTTTTAAACATCAGCTACAGTTGCAGGACGCATTTGACACTAAACTGTTAAATGAACAAATTGAAGGAATTACCACGGAAGCATCTGATGCTTTTGATCAGGCTAAAAAACTAATTATTAGTGGTGATGCAATTGGCGCAAGACTAGAGTTTGATACGTCTATAAAAGCCCTTCAAGAAGTTGCTCGAATGAACCCCGACTTTGATGTTGACAATGCTATTGAGACTCTCGAAAGAGAATATGACAGCGCACAGTTTCAAGCTAGAGTAAGCAATATAGCAGACACTGGTGATTTTGCTGCCGCTAATAAACTAGTGCTAGACGAAATGGATCAAGTCCCTGAAAACTTTTCAGTTGAGCAATGGGAAGCTACAGTCAATAAAGCAAGGACAGCTCTTATTAAGCAAAAGTCTTTGTTTGATTCTGCACAAGAAGTTTCTACGCAGGAAGACAAGGCATTTTTTACAAATGGATTGACAGTTATTTCTAGTGGGGGCGATCTTTCTTCAGAAGATATGGTGAAGATGGGTCAAATTGCTGGCGATAACCCTTTGTTGCAAAAGCAGATTAACAACGCTACGGCTGTAGCAGTATATTCTGAAATGCCTTTTTCTCAAAGACAACAAGTTTTTGAGAACCTAGACTCTTCAGACCCAGAAAACATGGAGCTGTTAAAAGGTTATGCCTTAGCTGAACAGAATATTGGCAAATCTTTAAGAGCTGATCCGTGGGGTACTGCTATTCAGCAAGGTGTTCTTACTGAGCAAGAGCAAGCTGATTTTGATGAATTTGATGTAACTGCACTTTTAACTGAAGATTTAACCGAAGGAGATCAACTTCTTTATCAACAGGCTTATAAAAGAAACGAACAAATTGCTGCACGATTGTCAGAGCATTATGGTATTCGATTTGCTCCATTTAATAATCAACAGATTGAAGCTATTTCTCGCGCAATTCCTGAAATGTCTCCAGATCAACAGGTAGAGCTTGCCGAAAGTATTGGGCCAGATTCCGCAGTGTGGGAGCTTTTAGTAGATAAAGGTGCTGGTCTTTATGGTACAGCAGCAACAATAGAAGACTCAGATATTCAAAGAGCTATCTTTGTGGGAAATCAACGCCTTAACAGTGGAACAGTTGACCCATTTAGAGATACTGCGGATTTGATGCGTACAACTTTTAATGACGTTATTGCTGACACCTTGGGAAATGTAGAGGGAGGGCTTGCTTATGAAGCCGCAAAAGCTCATTACGCTTCTACATTTTTAGGCAAAAACATTGAATACAATCCCTCTGATTTTGAAGAATCAATTAATGCAATCATAGGCAAAGTTAAATCTGCTAGAGGTTTTAAGACTATTCCACCTACCTATAGTCCAGGCAACAATGACGGCACAGTTAATAATCTTGAAAACTTTTTTGACGACATGGATTTGGATACTTTTTTAGAGCTAGGTGGTGCGGCTGATTCATACACTAAAACCGTAACTGTTGGTGGTGCTGGCCCTATGAGAATTGGTGCTAGTGCCGTAGAAGTTCAGGGCGATAGAAATCTTGAAAAAGCAAAATATTTTAGGATTAAAGCCACCAATGGTAAAAATATGTACGAGCTACGTCACCCTACATCAGGATCAGTGATGATTGGAGCTGATGGAAATCCTTTAGTTATTCATGTTAGTGAAGAAAGAATGGGCAATTATCTTGGCAATAAATATGTAGAAGAAACTGAATCATTTGCAAATAGAATGATGCAAAACCGAATGCCAGCAGCAGCATTGCAGGGAGGAAACATTCCTTCTCGCAGAGCGCCTATACCTCAATCATATGAAAATAAAGATCAAGGTATGCTTCGCTCAGATGGTCAAGTTAAATCAGCGCAAGGATTCTTAGGGCCATTAAAAAGAGACGATGGCGGCATTATGACTGAGTTTTCTATCGGTGTTGAAATGGATGGGCAAGAAGTAGAAATTCCATCTATGGTTCCTACTCTTACAAAAACAGAAATAGAAACATTAAGAACATTGCCTGAAGGTGTGCAGGTTCCTAGAGCAGTTCAAAGAAAAGCGGTTGATCATGCAAGAAAAAGAATAGCGGCAGGACTTGACCCATTTTATCAAGACGGTGAATAATTAATGTATATTTTATCTCGACGCGATCAAAGAGCAGAATATGAAACTTTAACTCCTGATAGAACTGGGCCAGCGCCTAGTTTTGGGGAGACTTTCAGTGCGTCATTCGATTTTGCACAAGATGAAATGTTGTCTATTTCTTCAATGTTTAATAATCAAGCATTCTTTGATCGCCAAAAAGAAATTAATAAAATGAGAGCTGATGGGTTTAACTTTGATCCCTACCAAAACGAAAAGGGAGAGCTTAACTATAATCGCATAGCTCAAGACACAGGTCTTATCAAGTCAGACGGAGAAGTAAGAAAAGAAAGAAATGATATGCTTGCCGAGCGTAGGGCTTACTCTCAAGATGTGATGGATAGAGGCCCAGGACTTGCAACATTTGCAGGTATGGGTACTGCAATGATGTTTACAGACCCTATTAACCTTGCAACTTTGCCTATTGGCTTTGGCACTGCCGCTAAAGGATTAAGCGTACTTGGTCACACATTGCGTGGGGCTAGAAATACTGCCGCTGTTGCAGTTGCGAGTGAACTTGCTATTCAGCCTTTGGTGTTTAACCATAAGCACGACATTAACTCTCCCTATGAAGTGCAAGATGCTATTAATGTTATTGGCATTACTGCTGTGACTGCTGGAGTATTAGGCGGCGCTATAGGTGGTGTAAGCGGTTATTTTACAAGAGCTGCTGAACGTGCTTTTGAGGAGTCTGTTAGGTTCGTTACTATTGGAAAACAAATACCCGCAAGTGTGTACGGAAGAGGATTTAGTATTCGTCCCGACCCTATGCAATTTGTTAGCTTTAAACCTTCTGCGTCTGCCTTAAACCAGTTTGTGAGCTTTACCCCTACTGGCAAGATTGATCCTCGTTACAGGCCCACGTTTGAAAGCGTAGCGCCATCAGTTATTGAGAAGGCAAAAGTTGAGCTGACAGGTCTTGCAACTGCTAAGTTGAGTCGTGGTCGCGTAAAAGCTATTGAAAAAGAAATACTAGAACTTTCTCAAGCTAGGAACAAATTAACTCGCGCTAATGAGATGATTAATAGCACTGGTAAGGTTATAACCACCAATGCAATTAAAGCTAAAAACAGAAAAATACGAACCAAAAGAGCTAATGAAGCTGCTGAAATTCAGGTTAAGATAGACAAGCTGCAAGCCAAACTAAAAACTAATGAGGGGTTTGCTAGAGCTAAAGCTGATCTAAATAAACTTAATCAAGGAATTATTCCTGCGCCAATTCAAAAAGAAATTGATGCTATTTTAAAGCAGAGTGAAGTTGCTGAGTCTGCTCGTGTAATGCAGCGTATGGCTGATAGCATTGCTAAGGAAAGGGGATTTGTGCCTACTGACAACCTTCTTAGTGTTTATAAAGCAGGTAAAGATTCAGGCGCAACAGCTATAAAAAACAAAGAAAACACTATAGCTGCGGTTCAAGCTCAAATTGCAAAAACAATTGATGATGCTGAAAAAGTACAGCTAGAAGAACTTTTGGGTCGTTTAAAAACTACAGCGCCAGAAGCGTATGATGAGTTAATAGGTCAGCTCCACAAGACATCTGTTGATAACGATATGGCTGTTATGCGGAGTATGGTTTATAAGCAGTCTCAAGCCAGCAAACCAAACATTAAGCCTAGTGATTATGCGCCAATAGAGGTTCCATCTGCACCTAGAGCATCAACAACAAGCCTTGAAAGAGCCGCGTTAGACAGGGATGGTGTTGGCAAAGAGTTTGATAATATTATGGCTGAGTATAATAGACTGCCTAGCAGAAAGCTATATAATGAAGCTGGCGAAGAAATTGATGCCGACGATGTAATTAAAGCGGCTGATGATGAGTTGAAAGGTTTAGAATCTGTAATGAGGTGTTCAATTGGCTAGTTACGAAAAGTGTATCAAACAGGCTTTAACAGAAAAAAAGATTACCCCTGATGTTGGTAAGCGAATACTTGCGGCTAAAGACCCACAGCTTTTAATTGAGGACATGGCTGCAACAGCTACGGCTAAGAAAAGAGCTGCGGCAGTAGATGCCATTAGACTATCTCAAGCAATAGAAAAAATTAACGCTCACCCAGATGGGCCTTATCATGGCCTAGCATCATTGTTGGGTCGAGATACTAAAGGTGTAGCTAACACAGCTAATGTTGATCTGTGGTCTAGGGTGTATAGCAATAGAGCCGCCGCTGAATGGGCCGATGCCTTGTCTGCATTTCGCACTCGTATGGGAGGGTTATCCCAAGATAAAGCTGCAATCAATGATTTTATTCGTGGCACATTTGGCGCTAAATCTAGTGACGCAAAAATAAATAAGTTTGTTGCTGATTATGAAGCTGTACGCTTAAAGCAAAACAAAATATTTAATGCAATGGGCGGCAGCATCCCTAATAAGATTAAAGGGTGGCTTCCACAAAATCACGATATGCGAAGAATTAAAAACGCCACAGAAGATACTTGGGTAGATTATGTCAAGCCAATGATGGATCGCTCTCAGATGGTAGATGATGCTGGCAAACTTTTAGATGACGTTCAACTTGACGCAACTCTTCGCTATGTCTATCAGACTATTACAACTGGTGGAATCAACAAAGCCCAGGGATTAACTCGACCCAGAGGTATGGGAGTTAAACTTTCAAACAAGGGTTCAGAAAAAAGAATACTGCATTTTAAAGATGCTGACTCATGGCTGCAATACAATAAAGATTATGGCAAGGGCGACATTTTTAGCACCATTACAGATCACTTTCAGAACATGGCAAATGATACGGCTTTACTTCAGTTGCTTGGCACTAACCCACGAAATATGTTTGAGAACCTAAAGTTTCAAGCAGAAAAAGCAGCTATTAAAAATGGCAAGCCTTTAACTGGGAAAGAAAAGATGTTGCTAGAGTCTAACTACAAGGTTGCCTCTGGTGAAATTAATGGTGGAGAACTTACCACTATGGCTGATGTTGGTAGTGGTGTTCGTAATGTAATGGTTGGTACTTATTACCCTGCCGCAATGCTTGCATCTTTTACTGATGTTGCAACAGTTAGTTTAACTGCCGCCTATAACGGCATGAATCCTTTGGCGGTATTAGCCAGAGCAGCAGATATGAAAGGCGAAGAAGGAAGATTGTTTGCCGCACAAATTGGTATTGTTACTCAGTCGTGGATGGGAAGACAGCATTCTACTAACAGAATAGCAGATACATTTGGTGTTGGCGTTGACGCTAAAATTGCTGAAGGAACTATGAGGTTTTCAGGACTAGAGCCTTGGACTAATAGAGTAAGAAAAGCATTTGGGATGGAGTCATCAGCATATATTGCTAAAAACTTTGGCAAGAGCTTTGATGATTTGCCTAGCTCTCTTAACCAGCAGTTTAAGAATTACGGTATTACTGCTGACGACTGGAATGCTTTTAGGTCTACAAAAACTATGGATCAAGATGGAGTTAGGTTTGCTGACTTCACTAAAGACAAGAGCATGAAGTTTCACGCTATGGTATTAACTGAAACTGACTTTGCTGTGCCTACACCTGGAGTTAGAGAGCGTGCCGTTATTACTGGTGGCACACAAAGAGCTACACTTGAAGGTCAGGCACTACGCCAGATTGCTTTTGCTAAATCTCACCCAGTAACAGTAATGATGACTCACTGGAATAGAGGAATGCAAGCAGCAACTGGCGGCGGTAAAGTTGCTTACCTTGGTGCGCTTGGTTTAAGTACCACTATGATGGGCGCTCTAGCAATTCATGCTAAAGACATCGCTAAAGGTAAAGAGCCGCAGGAAATGAATGGCGAGTTCTGGAAAAAAGCATTCTTAATGGGTGGTTCGGCTGGGCTTATTGGTGACTACACGTTGTCTGATCCAGGAGCTTACGGCAATTCTCCAATAGAATCTGTAGTGGGGCCAGGAGCGCAGTTCTTTAATAGAACATTTGATTTAACTCTGGGCAATATTCACGAAGCTATTGCAGGTGAGGAAATGAACGTACTCGGAGATATAGCTAAATACGCTAAGTATATAACTCCAGGAACATGGCAAACTGACATTATATTTAACTCTATGATGGATCAAGCCATTCTTTCTGTAGACCCTAATTACCAAAAAACAATTAACAAGATTCGTAGACAAGAAATGAAAGACACTGGTCGTGGATTTTGGTTTGGCCCAGGTGAGCCACTTGGTAATTTACTCGACTAGCTGTATATTTTTTAACCAATTTTTAGTATAATCAACCCAATTCAAACAGGAAATTATTATGTCAACAGCAGCAAATCCATTTGAGGGCATAGGCCCAAACCTTTCAGGCGCAGTAGTAGATATGCTCCCCATTACTCCACACGATACTAATCTTTTCCCAGATGGTATTGTATCTATTGGCCTGTACATTACTACTGGCGGCACTGTAGTGTTTACAACTGCTCGTGGTGAGTTGCGTACCGTTACCGTTCCAGACAACTTCTACTTGATTTGCTCTGCGAAGCGAGTGACTACTGCTTCTACTGCAACAGGCATATTTGCACTGGTGTCTTAAATGATTGGCATTGGCGCTACATTATTTAAACGAATGGCTGGAGGCAGCAGGTTTAGTATTTCCTCTTTGTTTTCTAGTGGTGAGCAAGGTCTTTGGTATGATCCCTCCGATATGTCTACAATGTTACAATCAGATACCACAGCCGCGCCCGCTGTTATTGGTCAGCCTGTTGGAACTATGCTTGATAAGTCTCAAGGATTAAGGCTAGACGCTGAACGGCTTAGGAACAGTAGCTTTGATACTGACGATCAATGGAGCAAAGCAGATGGTTGGTCTATTGCAGGTGGCGTAGCTATTTCTAATAATACATCAGGAAAAAACTTGGTTCAAGGTAATATTGGGCTGGTTCCTGACATGGTATACCAAGTAACTGTTACTATAAAAAGTATAAGCTCAGGGAGTGTTGTCCTTCGCTTGGGTGGAGGCAATGCTGTTAGTTCTTCTGCGTTTACCACAGTAGGAACCCACACAGCTATACTAAAATCTAACACTAACTCTACTTTTGCAATAAGAGGTCAAGGTGGCTTTACTGGCACTATTGATAACGCATCACTTAAAGTAATCCAAGGTACTCACGCTTTTCAGCCTACATCAGACAGGCGACCTATATTGGCACGACACCCTGAAGGTGGTATCCGTAACCTACTTGATTATACTCAATCGTTTGATGATGCTTATTGGACTCATAGCGGCCCTATAGTTGCTAACGATGCAGTAGCTCCTGACGGAACAACCACCGCTGATAAATCTACGTTCACCGCTCAATTTAATAACGTGCGTTCTGACATGATAATTACTACATCAGGGACTACAGCTACAGTATCTGTCTGGTTAAAAAACATAGACGGTAATACTGCGCTCCGTTTGCGTGGGAATGGTA